AATGGCTCCAAGATTTCGTCTAACTCTACTTCTTCATCTGCTGTCCGAGGCGGATCCTATAATGTCATCTTTCTTGACGAGTTCGCGTTCATCCCGAATCACATTGCTGATGACTTCTTTGCCTCTGTTTATCCTACTATTTCTTCTGGACAGAGCACAAAGGTAATTATCGTTTCTACCCCTAGGGGTATGAATCATTTCTACCGCATGTGGCATGATGCGGAGAAAGGTAAGAATGAGTATGTTCCAACTGATGTTCACTGGTCTGAAGTTCCTGGAAGAGATCTTGCATGGAAGGAGCAGACCATTGCAAACACATCTGAAGCACAGTTCAAGGTTGAGTTTGAGTGTGAATTCTTAGGATCAGTTAATACACTTATCAATCCAGCAAAATTAAGAAATTTAGTATATCAAGAACCAATCAAAAGAAATGCAGGTCTAGATATACATGAGCATCCAGAAAAAGATCACAATTATTTGATTACCGTAGACGTTGCTCGTGGTATGGGCAACGATTTTTCTGCTTTTATTGTTTTTGATATTACAGAGTTTCCATATAAGGTAGTTGCAAAGTATAGAAATAATGAAATCAAACCAATGCTATTTCCCAATATTATTGAGGAAGTGGCAAAAGGATATAATAATGCTTGGATAATGGTAGAGATCAATGATATTGGAGATCAAGTAGCAGGTATACTACATTTTGATTTGGAATATCCTAACATTCTTATGGCATCCATGAGAGGTAGAAATGGTCAGGTTATTGGTCAGGGATTTAGTGGTAAAAGATCACAACTTGGTGTTAGAACTACGTCAGGTGTTAAAAAGTTAGGTTGTTCAAACTTAAAAACACTTTTAGAAGATGATAAGATTTTAGTATCTGACTATGAGATTATTTCAGAACTTACAACATTCGCACAGAGAGGAAATACATTTGAGGCAGAAGAAGGTTGTAATGATGACCTTGCAATGTGTCTAGTCATTTTTGCTTGGTTAGTAGCACAAGAGTATTTTAAAGAGATGACGGACAATGATGTTCGTAAAAGATTATATGAAGAACAAAGAAATCAAATTGAGCAAGACATGGCACCATTTGGATTTGTATCTGATGGTCTAGATGATGTCATTTTCACGGACAAAGATGGAGATACCTGGCATACAGATGAGTACGGTGACAGAAGTTACATGTGGGACTATATGTAATGGATCTGGAAGGAGAATTTGAACTAGAGCACATATTGTTTCATGAACGTAAATGTAGATCTTGTGGTATTACAAAAAACTTATTAGATGATTTTTACAGAACAAGAAAATCTAGAGGTGTTTTTCCATCTTCATATTCTTATGAATGTAAAGAATGTACAAAGAAAAGAATTGTGAACAATAGAAAGAGTAAACCAACACATAAAGACTGGGAATATCCTGATTGGTAGTGTTCATGCATTGTTTCCCCTCTGAAAGTACCCCTTTTCCTAAATATTTTTAGTTAAATTTTGGACTTGTAGGAGAACACAAAGATGCCACTTAACCTAGCATCTCCTGGGGTTTTAGTTAGAGAAGTTGATTTAACTGTAGGAAGAATCGATCCAGTTTCTCCTTCAGTCGGTGCTCTTGCAGCACCTTTTGCACAAGGACCTGTCGGAGAACCAACTTTCATTCAAAATGAGAATGATCTTTTAAATACATTTGGAAAGCCATATAATACGGATAAGCACTATGAGCACTGGATGGTTGCTTCATCTTATCTAGCATATGGCGGAACACTTCAAGTCATCAGAACAGATGATAATCTGATGAAGAACGCCATGATTGGTGATGCAGCATCAGTCAAAATTAGAAGTCTTCAACATTATAATGAACTCAATTATGATGAGAATACAATTAGTAATGTAGTATTTGCCGCAAAGAATCCTGGATCATGGGGAAATACTCTTAGAGTTGCAATTATTGACGGAAAAGCAGATCAAATTCTAACTGGTATTACAACCACACAAGTTACGACTTTTGTTGGAGTTGCAACTGCTTCTGATGGTGATTTAGGAATTACTACAACATCTGTAACTGGTATTACAACAACTGGTATTGAAATTGGTCAAGTAGTAAATGCAATTACCGGAATTATTGATTCTGGAACCACTGTTTCTGGTATTAGCACCAATTTATCAAATGAAAATGTAGTTACATTTAACCAAGCAACATTAAATACCATTGCTTTAGATAATGTTAAATTATCTTTTGGTAGCAATACTGAGGTATCTAAATCAATTGATGTTGGAGATGGAATTACACAGTCAATTTCATCAACTTTACCAGAATCTGGAACAACCAGAGTATTGGATGGTGTATTAAAAGGTGTTGTAACTGGTATTGGTGCAGGTGAAGTTTATGTGAAAGTTGTATCTCATGTTTCTGCAGCATCAACAGAAACTGATGTAGACTATCAAAATAGAGGTGTTTATAGATTTGCAGATTCTGGAAACTTTAATCTATTTGAAAAAGATACTACTTCTTCCGCAGGCACAGTTGCTTATACTGGAGAAACAGACTGGTTTGATGCACAAAAAATAACCTTAAGTTCTGGATCACAAGTAAGTTGGAGTGGACTTGCTCAAAGACCACAAACAAGTCAGTATGCTGCAGAAAGAGGATCAAGATTTGATGAGGTTCATGTTGTTGTTTATGATGATCTTGGAACAATTACTGGAAATGAAGGAACTATTCTAGAAAAACATCTAGCACTTTCAAAAGCAAAAGACGCTACTTTCTCTTCAGGATCTCCATCATATTGGAGAAAATTCCTTGCACAAAATTCGGAATATGTATTTGGAGGTTCACAACCATCTGGAGTTCAAGTAGTTGATCATCAATCTGGAAAATATGAACTAGTAACTGATACTGATTGGGATCAAAATGCTCAAAATGTATCTTTCTCCTGTATTGGAAACTATCATAATCAGATGTCAGGTGGTTTAAATTATGCTGGAATTTCAACAATTACAACTACGACAGCACTGAAAAGTGGTTTGAGTGACTTGATTTCTGCATATGATATCTTTACAAATGAAGAAGACACTGATGTAGATTTCTTACTTATGGGATCTGCTGCATATGATATTGAAGAAGCACAAGCATTGGCAAATAAATTAATTGCTGTTGCCGAAGCAAGACAAGATGCAATTGCATTTATTTCACCTTATAGAGCTGCTGCAATTACCGACACTTCAACGCAAACTGCTTCTACCGTAAACAATATTGATACCATTACAAATAATGTATTGAAGTATTACAGTTCAATAACATCATCCACTTATGGTGTTCTTGATAGTGGATACAAATACATGTATGATAGGTTTAATAACACTTTCCGTTATGTCCCATTAAATGGAGACATTGCTGGAACTTGTGCTAGAACTGATGCAAATAGTTTTCCATGGTTCTCTCCAGCAGGTACTGATAGGGGAGTTATTTTAAATGCAGTTAAACTTGCATATAATCCAGGGAAATTGCAAAGAGATAAGTTGTATAGTGAAAGAGTTAATCCAGTAATTACTGCTCGTGGACAAGGAACAATTCTATTTGGTGATAAGACTGCTTATGGTAAGTCTTCCGCATTCGATAGAATTAATGTTCGCCGCTTGTTCATCTATCTTGAAAATGCAATTTCCGCTGCAGCAAGAGATCAACTGTTCGAGTTTAATGATGAACTTACAAGAACTAACTTTGTAAATATTGTTGAACCTTTCCTCAGAGATGTTCAATCTAAGAGAGGAATTTATGACTTTGTAGTTATTTGCGATCAAACAAATAACACTCCTGCAGTCATTGATAACAATGAGTTTGTTGCAGACATCTACATCAAACCTGCCAAGTCTATCAACTTCATTGGACTAACCTTTGTTGCCACCAGAACTGGCGTATCTTTTGAAGAGGTAATCGGTAACATTTAATTAAGCATACAGTAGAGGTTATTAAATTTTAAAAGAGGTTAAAAAACCATGGCGTCAAAAAATCAGTTCAATCCACCACCACTCAGAAAAATAACTGACTTCAAAAGTCAGTTAACTGGTGGTGGTGCCAGGAGTAATCTTTTTGAGTGCGTACTCTCCTTTCCAGAAATTGCAAAGGTTGAGAATGATGTCCTCAATAAGTCTAGATTCCTAGTCAAAGCAGCGAATCTTCCTGCATCAAACGTTGCCTTCATTGATGTTCCTTTTAGAGGAAGAACTCTAAAGGTTGCAGGTGACAGAACCTTTGAAAGTTGGACAATTACCGTTATTAACGATACCGACTTTGCAATCCGTTCTGCGTTTGAAAACTGGATCAATAAAATTAACCGTGTTTCTGACGGAACAGGTGAACTTGATCCTAATAATTACACTTCTGATGCATATGTCTATCAGTTAGATCGCAACGGTCAAACTCTAAGATCATATCGCTTCTATGATGTGTTCCCAACTTCCACCGCAGCAATTCCCCTATCTTATGATCAGGGTAATGCAATCCAAGAGTTTACTGTGGAACTGCAAGTCCTTTACTGGGAAGCCGTTAAAGGTGATTCACCTGAAGCAGGTGGTGTAGATATTAACTAATAAATAGTTAATATACGCAGTTTTAAATCATATACTATGGCCAGACTTTTTGGATTTTCTATTGAAGATAATGTAAAAAAACCCCCATCGGTTGTTTCCCCCGTTCCTCTTTCAAACGAGGACGGGGTTGACAACTATATTAGTAGTGGATTTTATGGTCAATTTGTAGATATTGAAGGGGTCTACAGAACAGAATATGATTTATTAAAAAGATATAGAGAGATGGCACTACACCCAGAGTGTGATAGTGCTATTGAAGATGTTGTTAATGAAGCAATTGTGAGTGACTTATATGATTCTCCCATTGAAATTGAGTTAAGTAACTTAAATGCAACAGACAGACTCAAAGACATAATTCGTAAAGAATTTAAAAATATTAAAGAGATCATGGACTTTGATAGAAAGTGCCATGAAATTTTCAGGAATTGGTATGTTGATGGTAAATTATTCTATCTAAAGGTCATTGACGAAAAAAGACCTCAGGATGGAATACAAGAGATCAGATATATTGATCCCATGCGAATGAAGCATGTAAAGCAAGAAAAGAAGGATAAGAACAATCCTTCTCCAGCATATGTTCCAAATTCACAAAATGATATAAAATTTCCAGAAACTGAAGAATATTTCATCTATACACCACCACAAAAATCAAACATTTATGGTGGACATACCAAAAAAGGTGTGAAAATCATGAAGGATTCTATCACGTATTGCACGTCTGGTTTAGTAGATAGAAATAAGGGAACTATTCTTTCATATTTGCATAAAGCAATTAAATCTCTCAATCAACTTAGAATGATTGAGGATTCTCTTGTCATTTATCGTTTATCTAGAGCACCAGAACGTCGTATTTTCTATATTGATGTTGGCAATCTTCCAAAAGTAAAAGCAGAACAATACCTTAAAGAGGTAATGAGTCGCTATCGCAATAAACTTGCATATGATGCAAACACAGGTGAAGTTCGTGATGATCGCAAGTTTATGTCTATGATGGAAGATTTCTGGTTACCTCGCCGTGAAGGTGGTAGAGGAACAGAAATCACAACTCTTCCTGGTGGACAAAATCTTGGAGAGATTACTGATATTGCATACTTCCAGAAAAAGTTATATAGATCTTTAAATGTTCCAGAATCAAGAATTACTGGTTCTGGAGATGGATTTAATCTTGGACGTTCATCTGAAATCTTAAGAGATGAACTTAAGTTTGCAAAGTTTGTCGGAAGACTTAGAAAGCGTTTTGCAAGCATGTTTAGTGACATGTTACGCACTCAACTGATCCTAAAAAACATTGTTACTCCAGAAGATTGGAAAAAGATGGAAGATCATATTCAATATGACTTCCTATATGACAATCAGTTTGCAGAACTTAAAGAGTCTGAGATGCTCACAAATCGTCTCACTCTTGCAACAACTATTGAACCTTATCTTGGCAAATATTATTCTACAGAATATCTTCGCAAGAAGGTTCTTCGTCAGACTGATGCGGAGATTATTGATATTGATATGCAAATTGAAGATGAAATTATGAAAGGCATTCTTCCAGATCCAAATGCACCTATTGATCCTAATACAGGACAACCAATGGATCCTGCAATGATGCAACAACCTCAAGATCCAACAGCAATTCAAAATCCTATGGGAGAAATTCCAGAAGATCCGACTGATCCTACCTCATTTGGTTCTGAAGAAGCACCCAAAGCATAAAAAACATAAATACCAATATAATTATCACAAAATAAAATGGAACCCAATATTATTGACATGCTTGCAACTAATACTAAATCATCAGAAGTTGCAGATGCAATCAAAGCATCATTATATGCAAAGTCTGTTGAAAAACTTGATCAAATTCGTCCGTTAGTGGCAAATGAACTATTAGGTCTTGATACCCCTGAAGAAGGTGTTGATGATGATACAACCGAAACACAAGAGGAAGAGTACTGATGGGAAGAATTTTAGTAAAAGGATCTGAAGCACAAGTTCCTAATACTGTTGGCACTGCATCTAGTTTTAGTGAGGCAACCGTAGTTCGCCTTGCTAATCCTAGTGATACTGATTATGTAATTACAGTATCTGAAACTAATACTGGACCAACAATAGGAACTTTTACAATGTTGGCAAACACATCAGAATTTCTAGAAAAGCAACCAACACATGTTGTTCATGTTGCATCTGGTACTGATGTATTAGGAGCAAAAGTAGGATTTACCGCATAAAAAAATGAAACTTATCACAGAAGAAGTAACAAACGTAAAGATCATTAGTGAAGGCAAAGGTGCTAATAAGAAGTTATACATTGAAGGTGTATTTCTTCAGGGCGAAATCAAAAATCGTAATGGGAGAATGTATCCCATTCAGACTCTTTGCAATGAGGTAAAGCGTTATAACGAAAACTTCATTCAAAAAGGTCGCGCTCTTGGTGAACTTGGACACCCTGATGGACCTACAGTGAATTTGGATCGTGTTTCTCATAAAATTACTTCTCTCGTTCAAGAGGGAAATAATTTCAAAGGAAAGGCATGTATCTTAAATACACCTATGGGTAAGATTGCATCTTCTCTTCTCGATGAAGGTGTCATGCTTGGCGTTTCTTCTCGTGGTGTTGGTTCACTTCGTATGACCAATGAAGGTCATAAAGTTGTTGGTGAAGATTTTATGTTAGCAACTGCCGCTGACATCGTTGCTGATCCTTCTGCACCTGACGCTTTTGTTCAGGGAATCATGGAAGGAAAGGAGTGGGTATGGGAAGGAGGAATTCTTCGTGAGCAACTCGCAGAGAAGACTCAGAAGAGAATTAACACCCTAGTTGACCAAAAGATGCTTGAGGAACATAAGTTAAATCTATTTAACGATTTCCTTTCAAATCTTTAATTTATAAATAAATATAGATTAATACAAACATATCTAATCAAATGTCCGTTGGTAACAATTTACAAGAAATGGAAAACGTAGTAACCAAAGGCGCAGCTCCCGCAGAACCCATGGCAGCAGCTGGGGTTCCTGTGGAGGACCTAGGCGGCCCTACCCCCGAGAATTCAAGACCAGATGACGACTCTAATGCACTCAGAACTCCTGGTGCTACCCTCAAGCAGGTTAGAGACGTAGTCAACTCCAGAGCTGTAGCAGCCGAGGAAGTTGAGACCAAGGAAGAGACTATTTCTGAAGAGGAAGTAGAAGAAGTAACCGCCGAAACCGAAGTTACTGAAGAAAGTGAAGAGGACGGTGAAGTTGTAGCAGAAGAAGAAGTCGTAGCAGAATACGATATGGAAGAAGATGTCCAGGCACTTCTTGCTGGCGAAGAACTTTCTGAAGAGTTCCAAGAAAAAGCACGTACCATCTTTGAAACTGCTATCAATGCTAAGGCAGCAGAAATCAAAGAGGAACTGACTGCAGCATACGAAACTGCACTAGTAGAAGAAGTCACTGAGATTAGAAATACTCTAACTGAGAGACTTGATTCTTATCTAGAGTATGTTGCTGATGAGTGGATTGCTGAAAATGCACTCCAGATTGAGCAAGGTCTCAAGACCGAAATGACCGAATCATTCCTTGCTGGAATGCGTGGTCTTTTTGAAGAACATTATGTATCTATCCCTGAAGAAAAATATGATGTAGTCTCTACTATGGTAGAGAAACTAGATGAAATGGAAAATAAACTCAACGAGCAGATCGAAAGAAATATTGCTCTAAATCACAGATTAGCCGAGTCGGTTGCTGATGTAATCCTTGCAGATGTCTCTGAAGGTCTTGCGATCTCTCAGAAAGACAAACTCGCTTCTCTCGCAGAAAATGTTGAGTTTGATAGTGAAGATACCTATCGTGAGAAACTAGTAGCACTTAAGGAATCTTATTTCCCCACCAATACTAGTGCTCAAAGAGATGAATCCGAGACCATCTCTGAAGATACTGACGTTCAGGAGACACTCTCTGAGTCTGTTTCTCCCAGAATGGCAGCATACTTAGATACACTCGGAAGAGTCGCTAAAAAGTGATTTTTAAATTATAAGTCAAACTAAAACTTTTTTTTAAAGAGGTTAATTTCAAATGCAAAACAACGAGTATTTGCAGGAGAAGTGGGCACCTATCCTTGATTACCAAGGACTCGATAGCATCAAAGATGCACATCGTAGAAGTGTAACCGCTACCCTGCTAGAAAACCAAGAAAAAGAACTCCGTGAGCAAGCTGAGTTCCTAGGCGAAGCTCCTATCACCAACTCTGGTCAAACTACTGGTGCTTCTGGTGCCTTCGGTTCCGATTCCACCCATGCTGGTCCTACCGCTGGTTTCGACCCCGTTCTGATTTCCCTAATCAGACGCTCCATGCCTAACCTCATCGCATATGATATTTGCGGTGTTCAACCCATGAGCGGTCCTACTGGACTAATCTTCGCAATGCGCTCCCGTAAGGGTAGTCAGTCTGGAGATGAGACCTTCTACAACGAAGTCGATTCTGCATTCTCTGGTCAGAACGGTGCTCTAACCCTCGCTGACGGTACTAACGAAAGCGTTGGTTTCGGTACTACTGCTCAAAGCGGAAACAATCCTTCACTACTTGCAACTGACGACACTTATAACGTCGGTCAAGGCATGGACACTGGTTCTGCTGAACAACTCGGTGGTGACACCGGTGCGTTCAACGAGATGGCATTCTCAATCGAGAAAGTTACCGTTACTGCACGTTCCAGAGCACTAAAAGCCGAGTACTCCTTAGAACTCGCACAAGACCTCCGCGCCATTCACGGTCTAAACGCTGAGGCTGAGTTAGCAAACCTCCTCTCTACTGAGATCCTCGCTGAAATCAACAGAGAAGTCGTTCGTACCATCTACAAGACTGCTAAGCCTGGCGCTCAAGCAAACGTTGCTACTCAGGGAACCTTCGACCTCGACGTTGACTCCAACGGTCGCTGGAGTGTTGAGAAGTTCAAGGGTCTTATCTTCCAGATCGAAAGAGATGCTAACGCAATCGCGCAGCAAACTCGTAGAGGGAAGGGCAACATCATCATCTGCTCCGCAGACGTTGCTTCCGCTCTAACCATGGCTGGTGTACTTGATTACACCCCAGCCCTCAACGCTAACATGAACGTTGATGACACTGGTAACACCTTCGCTGGTGTTCTCCAAGGTAAGTATCGTGTCTACATCGATCCTTATTCCAACAACGTTAACGACGCTCAGTATTACACCGTTGGTTATAAGGGTTCTTCACCTTATGACGCAGGTCTATTCTACTGCCCTTATGTCCCCCTCCAAATGGTTCGTGCCGTTGGTCAGGACACCTTCCAACCCAAGATCGGCTTCAAGACCCGTTATGGTCTCGTTGCTAACCCCTTCGCAGAAGGAACCAACCAGGGTCTTGGCGCTCTCACCAAGAACTCCAATGTTTACTACAGAAGAGTCAAGGTGGCTAACCTTATGTGATATCGGTTCACATACTTTCAAGACTCCCTTCGGGGGGTCTTTTTTTTATCTAAATATAACTATAGTCCAAGTGTTAAAAATGAAACCTACTCCTAAAGAATCAAAGAAAATTCATGAGAACTATGAAAAGGTTGTTGAGCATCTAATCGAAGAGAATTATACTGAAGATAGAGAAGGTGCAGATAA